AGATAGTCATCATTCACATTCAGACCTTTCATAAATTCAAGAAAAGATCCCAATGATTTACTCTGATCAAACATAAGGCCCCTCGGTTTGGTTTGATGAATGCAAAATGTATTGTCAACGATTGAAAGTAAATCTGACATTCCCAAATCGGGCACTTAATATAGTTAATTTAAGTTAAAAAAAGATTATCTTAAGGTTAATCATTTATCTCAGACTCTTCGCTTAATCGGAGCGTGAGGAGCGATCACTGATATATCAGCGATGATAGTTAAAAGAGGTGAGTGATGCTTAAAGAGTACACGTTGATCTATTATCGGAGATCAGACGACAAACGATTTCTCGCCAGGAGGACCGCGAATAACTCTTATATGTTTTACGATGAGGAGACAGGCGAAAAGTTCCCCATGTCGTCCTGGTTTATCCGGAAAGATTTCAAAAAAGACAAGTCCAACAAATACTCTCCGAAGAGGCGAAAGTTCAAAATCAAAAATGATTTGCCGGAAATGGACTCAGTTGGTTAGCTCAGAGTATGAGTTATAAATTAAATTTTGAGTTATTAAAACTCCCTCCCTCTCTGAACGTATTCATGCGATGGCATTATCGCAAACGAGCGGCAGAGTTTAAAAAGATTGAGCAGTCCTGCTATGCTCAAATCAAACGCCCTAAAGTGCCTCTTGATAATTATAAAATCAAGTTCACTCGTTACACTAATCGTCCACTGGACATAGACAATCTAGTCGCCTCATTTAAACCCATCTTGGATGCACTCGTGCGGTCTGGAGTTATCACAGACGATAAGTGGTGCTCAACGGACAATCTCCGATATAGGCAAATAAAAGTTTCAAAAAAGACTCAGCAAAAGGTAGCAATTAAAGTCAAAGGATTGCCGAGTAAAGAACAAAATAAAACTGAGGATTAGAGTATGGCAAAAAAACCCTCTAACAATCCAAATGGGCGACCTAAGGGATCACCTAATAAGCGCACTGAACAGGCCATCGCTATCTTTGGAGAGTTTGACTTCTGTCCTCTTGAAGAGATCCTAGAGAAGTTGAAAGAACTGGATAAACTAAGCAAAAAAAATCCGCTATTCCTTGAGCTATACCTGAACACTTGCCTCAAACTTATGAAATTCAAGTTCCCTGAACGCAAGGCAGTTGAGCACACCTTTGATCCTCGGAGTGCTGCGAATGATGAACTCCTGGAGACAACCAAAATGCTCCTGGCAGAGTTTGAAGGTCGGGCCGCGTGAATATCAGGCCCATGAAAGATCTCGATCTAAATTTCATTCTCTCGACTTGGCTTAAATCATTCTATGATGCTTTAAAATTCTACTCATCGGGCACGATCAGAGTCCCATATCCCAAGGACGACATTTTCTTTCAAGGGCACCAAGCTAAGATCAAGGCCCTACTCTTGCATCCAAAGACTGAATGCCTAGTGTGTGTCGCTCCAGACGACGATAACCAAGTCCTGGGTTGGATAGTCTTTAATGAGGATTGCGTTCATTATTGTTTTGTTAAGCATTTCGTTAGGAAAATGGGCATCGGCAAAGAACTCCGAGCACAGGTTAAGACTGCGACTAAGTATTCACATCACACAACGAGAGCAAAACATATCAACCAAGGATTGATCTATGATCCCTATGAGTTTTGAGTGATATATGGATCCTCGCACACGGATTTGCGGGTATTATATGAACTTTAAAAGAAAAGGCAGTGATGAGTGGAAATTATTTTATTCTGCTAATAACCGAAGTGTGGTTGAAAAGTATTTTAAAGAAAATAAAGTCGATGATCACCACTATCAAATGTGGCGAAAGAAAAAAGTTATTGGAGAAGAGAATAATTATATTAACGAAATGCTTTATAACATTTATCGGTAAAGCAAAACCTGGAGGATCTTATGGCAAAAACTATTGTCAAAAAGCCAACTAAAAAGCCTGGTAAAAAAGGCTGCTAGTTTGCACTGTGCCGGATCTAGTGGTGAGGTTATACCTTCCTTTGTCCCCCTAGATCCGGCACTTTAATTTAAGAGGAGTCAGTTATGGATCAAGATCAGGAAAAACAAATTGAACACGCACGAGAAGTTTTAAAATCACTCATTGAGCGCGAAATGCTCTTGAGAGAAACTCTTGAGGACACGGCCAGGATCATGAGTGCACTTGTTGATCGCATGTATGAGGCGTTAATAAACAGTGAGCATCATGATTAAGGGAGTTAAATGAGCAGTGTTAAAAAGCGAAATGGCGCTTTTGTATTTAAGAAGTATATAGATCAGGACAATGAATTTGATCATTGTGAAGTTGAGACTAGGTTAGAGGCCGATAGCCATATCAACCACATTGTAGAGGGATTTAAGCATTTTCTCATCGGAACAGGATTTATTCCTGAGACTGTTAATAAGATTTATTTCAGTGATGAGGATGAGGATGAGGATAAAGTATTGCACTTGAATGAATATGAATAACTAACTGGGAGCGCTAACTATGGAGCAACCTAAGTTTAAATTCGGAGAAAAAGTCAGGAGTAAAAAAGAGACTAACTTTTTCTTTGTTAGGATTGTGAAGTATAGCAGGACCTTTCAGGCGTATTTATATGCAGAGGATGAGTTCACAGAGTTCCTCCTGGAGAGTGAGATCGAACACTGGGAGGATGCGAAGAGGAAAAAGCTTTATGCATTCCTTTCCATAGACGGGGAGATTGTATTTAAGATCAGAGAGACATGGCTTATAGAGGGAGATCCTGAGCACTTCGTTTGGGTGCGTGCTCCAGGTTTTGATATAGAGTTCTCAGGAGCGAGCAATGGCCAATGAATTAAAAGCACCTGCATGGGCAACGGTTAATCAAATAGTCGATCAAATGGAAGAGATTGAAGTCCTTAAAGAAAAGCTTAGACTGACAGTTGACGCACTTGAGTTTTATGCTGGCACTGCCAATTGGTTAGATAGGGAAATGCTAGGTTATGAGTCGGGCATCGTAGGCGATGAGGAATATTTTGACAATATTTCCCTTGGCGGCAGACGAGCAAGACAGGCTTTAAAGAAACTTCAAGCTGCGCAATAAGGCAAATTATCGTGGAGAGGAAAATAAATGAGTAGATGCCCTATTTGTACTTCAAAAGGTGATTGTTTTGATTGGTGTGGAATAACAACACCTGAACTTCAAAACAAATGTGAGGAGCTTGAGAATATTAATAGCAATCAAGCGTACACAATAAAAAAACTAATTGAAGGCAATAGAATTCTCTGTGAGGCTTTGGAGTTTTATAAACAAGGTTACGCTCATGCCGTTGACGACAGTCATAATGCCTATTTTGAGAATGGGCATATCAGGCTTGCAAGCGGCAAGAGGGCAAAAGAAGCTTTAAAGAAACTTTAAGCTGCACAATAAACAACAGAATCGTCGAATACTTGATTAAGGACAAAATGAGAAAATGCAATATTTGTGGCGACTTATTCCACTGGCACAATTTTGAAACATTGTGTGAAACATGCTCAGTCAAAATGGCAAAGGGGATCATGGATAATGAGGTTTGTTCAATTTCTACGCCTGACTATAGAGCAATGTATGAGCGTCTTAAGAAGTTTCATGCTGAGATTGAGAAAGAAAATGAACGCCTTAAGTATGAATTGAAATTTGGAGCAGAATTGATTTCAGAAGTACAAAACGAGAACAATAGACTGGAAGGAATTATAAGCAATCTTCCATACAGTGCAATCGTTCCATAAACGAGAAGGAAATATGAGTAACGAGATTAGACTAGAAAAAGTTGAGAATGGTTATATTGTCAGATGCTTTAGTGGTCATGGAAATGAAAGCCGTGATGAAACATTTGTCTACAATACCTTTTATGACGTTGCCATGTTTGCAGCAAGTGAGTTTAACGAGAATGGTTTTGCTCAGGTGCTTAACCATGCTCAAGATGTTGAGAATCTTAAAGACGTTGATGTTTAAAAACCAAAAAAGTTAAGTGAGCGACGATAAGAGATGTTATGGAGCAATAGGATGTCTAAAGGAAAGGTCGATAAAGAAAAGTTTGATGCGAACTTCGACTCAATAGACTGGGGTGAGCAAAAAGAACAAACCGAAGAGGAAAAGAAAAAAGCTAAGCGAACTAAGCGACACTTAACGACTGGTATGTGCGGAGAGTTTGGGACAAGCGAATTTGATAAAGAGGCATTTGATGAGAATTTTGATCTAATTGACTGGGGAAAAAATGAAAATCATTAAAGAGAATGATCACGGATTTACCTTTGAGGCACACCACAACGAACTTATGTTAATTGAGTCTCTCGCTCCACATTATGAGAGCATCCTGGATAAACTCAGTATTGATCCCACTCGGATTGATAAGGTTGAGGTCACTGTCACAGACTCAAAGATCCTAAAGAATGGATCTCGTGTTAATTATGGAATTATATTTAAAAACCGCGACCGCCCTAGACTGAGTGATTTGTCATGGGAGGAACTACTCGACCACACAAAAGGACAGTTATGAAAATTAAGCAAGTCAGAGTCGCTCAGGCCATTAGAGGCGAGACTTCAAACCTTATTGAGTCCACAAAATACAATCTCAACTATGATAAGGGGATCCTATACGTTGAACTAAAGAACAATCCCAAGGGATTTGGTAAATTCATGGTGTTCCCTGCGAATATTGCCTATTTGGAGTATGAAGAGATTTCACTCCCCGCAGAGGAGTCTCCCGAAGTCGTTCCCGCAGTGGTAAACACTCCCCAGAAATCGGGCAAATCAAAGAAGTAAATGGGAGATCCTCTACTTCTCCAGGAGTGCCTAGATGAAATGATGAGGCGCTATCCTGAGCTTAAAGGCATAAAGAGAAAATATGATTTCATTGATCCTCATTTCACACGCCAAAAAGAAATACTATCGGATCACGAGCGATTTCAGGCCTGGTTATTTACTCGTCGGTTTGGCAAATCTGTTACATTCGCAAAGAAGGGTTGTGGCATCGCTGCTAACAATCCTGGCGCTAAAGTTCTTTACCTCGCACTCACCTTGGACTCAGCTAAAGGCATTCTTTGGGATGCAGTAGAGCGAGAGTTCACTCAAAATAAGGTCCCATTCAAACCATATCAACGTGAAGGGATCTTTGATCTCAAGAACGGATCACTGTTCAGATTTTTTGGCGTTGACTCAAACTATAAGGAAATGAAAAAGATCCTGGGACAAGCTTATGATCTCGTCGGCATTGATGAGACAGGATCCATGACAATCGACGTTGAAACTTTAGTTATGCAAATGATCTTTGCTGCACTGACTGATCGCTCTGGATCTCTCGTGCTCCTGGGCACCGCTGAGAATATCCCGAATACATTCTTTCAAAAAGTCACTGAGGGCATTCATAAAGATCTCCCCTGGAGAGTTCACAGAGGACTCACCCAGGAGTCGCCTTATACTGGTATGCAATTTCAGGCAGACATGGATTTAATCTTGAGGAACAATCCTCTTGCGATTAATGCATCATGGTTTAAAACTCACTGGCTAAACTTATGGTGTGCCGACGACGATCTCTTAATCATTCAAAACAATCCTGCTATTAATGAGATCGAGTCTCTGCCAAACTATAGCGATTGGATCTATGGCCTGGGGGTTGATCTTGGCTTTAACGATGATAGCTCTTTTACTGTCTCTGCAATATCCTCTAAGTCGCCATATCTCTTTCACCTGCAGTCATTCAAGTCACCTGGTCTAGACTTCACCGGAGTCTCGAAGATCATTCGTGAGCTAAACGCTGAGTTTAAGTTTACCTTTGTTGAGGTAGACGGTGCGAATAAACAAGGTATTCAAGAAATGCAAAACAGGCATGATCTTGGAGTCACGCTCAAGACTGCCGAAAAAACCGACAAGGCAACGTTTTTGAGGTTGATGGGCGACGACTATAAAGAGGGAAAGATAAAGCATTTAAAAGGCAAATGCGTCCCTCTCAACCTTGAGCAATCTCAGTTGATGTGGATCAAAGACTCTGACAAAGAGGATCCGCGCTGCGAAAATCATTGCAACGACTCCGCTCTCTACATTTGGCGAAAAATGCGAACGTATTTTAAAGCAGAGGTGAGTGAATGGAAGACTCAGGATCAAAAGCTAATCGACCGCTTCGAGGAGGAGGCAAGTCAAATGCAAAACGAGGAGGACGAACTCAAACTCCTTTATTAGCAGAGACAAAAGAATTAATCGCACTCCTCAAGGCCAATAAGGTCGATCACTATAAGAATGAAAATCTCGAAATAAAATTTTCCATGCTGGCATTCTTGCCTGACACGCCAGAAAAACCTATTCCTAATCCTAATGAAGAGGACGAACTACTTTTTTACTCCGCACCGGATAGGAGATCATTATGAGAATGGAAAAAGCAGAGGACATTCAAAAACGCCTCAAGGGACTTATACTTGATCAGGCGACTCGCAATTCTAAACTAGAGCGCCACTTTTTCATGTATGGGCACTCATCTTTAAATGGAATGGATGTTTCTCCCTTTGAATTTTCCAGGGACAGAGTGAGAATTAACCTTGTCCAGTCTTGCGTTGACACACTCTTAAATAAAATCACAAAGAACAATCCCAGAGTCACATTCTTAACCGAAGATGGGGACTGGGACGTGCAGCAAAAAGCAAAGAAGAGAGAGAAATTTGTCTATGGTCAATTCTATAAGTCAGAGGTTTATAAAAAGACGCCAGTCGCAGCACTGAACGCTCTCGTGTTCGGAGACGGTTATGTGAAAGTGTATGCCCAGGGAAAAGAACTCAGAGTCGATCCCATTATAACCATGAGTGTGATCGTTGATGAGCGCGAATGCCTCTATAATGGGACTCCCAGGTCTTATTTTGAAGTGCGACTCATGGATAAAGACACTCTATGCGAGTTATATCCAGACAAAGAAGAGAAAATAAACAAGATGATCACTGTCCAACCTCCATTCTATATGCAGGGAGGCATTCATCGCGACATGATCCAGGTTGTAGAATATTGGCGACTCCCTTTAGATGAGGAGGGCGAGGGCCAGCACTGCATTCTCGCTGGGGATGAATTTCTCCTGGAGGATGTTTGGAACAAGAGACGCCCACCATTCAGGCGCTTAAGTTTTGTTAAAAATCTAATAGGTTTTTATTCTAAAGGAGTCGCAGAGGTTGTTACCTATTATCAACTAGAGGCGAATAAAACTATTAAGCGGATCTCTGACTCACTTCGTTTAGTGGCAAGTCCTAAAGTGCTCTATGAATATCAATCTAAGATTGTGCAGTCGCATTTTAACAACGATGTGGGTGCAATGATCGGTTATATGGGCACGCCTCCTCAATTTATTATGCCGCAAGCGGTGGGGCCTGAACTCTTCACTCATTTACAGTGGTGCATTTCCTCCGCTTATCAGGACGTGGGGATCTCCCAACTATCCGCAACCGCTCAAAAACCAGCGGGCCTAAATTCTGGAAAAGCACTCAGAGAATACAACGATATTGAGACTGAAAGATTTGCGGGATTTGCTCGCGCCTGGGAGGCATTTCATCTTGATATTGCAGACGATTGTATGGAGGTCGCTAAAGATATAACCAAAGAGTATGGCAATTATGCTCTCCTCTCTCCTGATCCCAAGGGTTGCGAGATCATCAATTTTAAAGACGTGAACTTGCCGAAAGATAAATATCTCATGCAAGCTTATCCTACCTCTCAAATGCCGAAAGATCCTTGGGGACGCTTAGAATATACTCAAGAGTTAGTCCTCGCTCAAATGCTCACTCCTGAGGAGGCGATGAGTTTGCTTGATTTTCCTGACACTGAGAAAATCACATCACTCAAAACTTCTGAACTTGAGGACATTCTCGCGACAATTGATTTCATGCTCACTAAAGATAAATATCTCCCGCCTGAGCCTTTTCAAAATCTCGACATGGGCATTCAGTTAATGAAAAAAGCTTATCTCAAATATAAAAACAAAGCTTGTCCAGACGAGAAATTGGATCTCCTTTATCGCTGGGTGAATGATGCCCTCGTGATGTTAAAACCACCGCAAGATCCGGCCATCACTGCCGATGAATTAACGCCTCCTGAGGGTGTGCCATCCATGGATGCTATGCCGCCAGAGGGTGCAATGCCTGGAGGTGAGGCACCACTGCCAGGAGCGGAGGGACAACCATTGCCAGAAGAGTTCGGAGTCGAGGCATTAACGCCCGCTTTATAAATAAGAGGAGTTATTAATGGAGTCGCAAGGAATTGCGGCCCAAATTCTTAATCAAGATCAGTCAGCAAAACAACCGCCTACCGTCACAGGCACAGAATCAGGGCCAGAAAAAGAGAGTCAGTCAGGAAATCAACTCAGTGATTTTGAGTCGCGTTTTGGAGTCTTAACCAAAATGGAAAGAAAAATCAAAGAGGCAGAGGCAAAACTCAAGGAGCAAGAACGCGGTTGGGATGAAAAAGGGAAAAAACTTTCCGAGTATGAAGAGGAAATGAAACTCTTTGACGCCAATCCATTAGAGTTTTTGAAAAAGAAAAAAGGATGGGGAGTCCAGGAGTTCAATGAGTATGTCGTTAAGCACGCTCCAGAGGAGGACCTGGATCCGGTCGCACAGATAACAAAAAACTTTCAGACTAAAATGGATGAAATGAATAAGGCCTGGGAGGAAAAGCTCAACTCCAAGATCAAAGAAAAAGAAGATGAGATCAATGCAAATAATTATGATCGTCAAATTGTAGAGTTTAAGCATGGGATCAAAAACTTTTTAACCGAACACAAAGGCACTTATGAGTTCATTCATGCCGAAGAGGGTGGGAGTGATGCAGTTTATGATCTCATTTACCAGGACATTCTCCGGCAGCAAAAAAGCGGAGTCCCTGATAGTGAGCTAAAAGTTATGGATGTTAAGGACGCTGCCGAAAAGGTTGAGACTTTCCTTGACACGCAATACTCCAAGTATTTAAATCTGAGTAAAGTTAAGTCAAAATTTCAAACAAGTGGCGGGATTAATCTTGGATCGCTCGCTGCTAAGTCACAACCCAAGACATTAGACTCCAGCTTTTCCCCTAAGTCAAAATCAATAGATCAGTTATCTCCTGAGGAACGAAGGCAAAATGCGATCGCTTTTTTGCGGTCAAGTAAAACCTAAACCCTTAACAGGAGTTAAGCCGTGACAGTCGCAAATTATTCTAACGTTGATGCTATTTATAAAATCTTATATCCGCAGGGACACGTTCCCGACGAGACTTATCAAGATTTCCCTATGCTCGCTCTCCTTGCAAGGAATGAGGAGTTTTATGGTAAATCTCTTTGGCAAGCGCTGAAATATGGGAACGGTAACAAGCGTTCATCTAGTTTTTCACTCGCTCAGGCCAATACAGGCCCAACTCAAAACGTGGGCTTTAACCTAATCCGCAAACCTGACTATGCAATCGCTCACCTTGACCACGAGTCTTTAGAGGCCAGTGAAAAAGACGAGGGTGCTCTAGTCGATCTATTTAAGCATGAGGTTGATGCGGCCATGAAGGCGGCAGTGATCTCAGAGGCACAATCCCTTGCGGGAGACGGCACTGGTATCATTGGCCAGGTGTCTGCCGCATCGGTTGTGACCACTGCCGTGATCACTCTTGCGGATCCTTCACAGGTTGTAAATTTTGAAGTGGGCAACGTATTGCACGCCACTGCAACGGTGGGCGGTGCCGCTAAGCCTGGGGCCGTGACACTCGTTGCGGTTAATAGAATGACTGGGCAATTAACTGCATCTGGTAACTGGAATGCGGGTATTGCGACTATTGCTGCCGGAGATTTCCTAGCGGTCGCGGGTGACTTGAATGCAAAACCTTCGGGATTTGGCGCTTGGATCCCAGAGGTTGATCCTACTGCCACTCCATTCTTTGGAGTTGATCGTACCGCAGACGTGCTCCGTTTGGCCGGTGTTCGCGCTGACCTTAGCTCTAAGCCAATTGAAGAGGCCCTAGTGATCGCATCCAATAGTATGAACTTGCAAGGTGCCGCCTGTGACTATGGCTTTATCACTTATGATAAGCATTCTGAACTTGAGAATGCACTCGGATCTAAAGTCCAGTATGTCGATGTGATGAGTCCGGTAGGCATTGGCTTTAGAGGGATCAAGATTGTCTCTGGTAAAAAACCAGTGGTTATTCTTGCCGACCTCACTGCTAAAACTGATCGTCTCTGGATGATGCAATTGAATACTTGGAAACTTCATTCACTGAAAAAATCCATTCGCCTCCTTGAAAAAGGCGGTGGGGAAATGCTGAGACTCGGCACTGCCGATGCCTCAGAAGTTCGCATCGGAGGATATAAGCAGTTCGGTTGCGATGCTCCAGGATATAACGGAAACTTTAAAATCTGATTAAAAGAGGGGACCTGAGTCCCCTCTGCCTTTTTAAAAAGGTTTAACTAAGGAGAAAATTATGGCCAACAGACGGTTTGAACAATTTTGTTATTCACTAATCAAGAAAAAAACTGAGCTGGATGGGGTTATCTCTCTCAGTGCAGTTGGGGCCATTGTCTCAGCGGATATGCCTGGAGCGACACTCACAAAGACTGGGGTGGGCGCTTATCTCCTCACTCTCCAGGATAAATATAATTCTTGTCTTGGAGTATATGCAGTCCTTGGGGAGAATGCCGAGGGTTTATCGGTCGCTCCTGGAGTGGTTGATGTGGCCGGAGCAAAAACAATCGTTCTCAATACTAAGCTTGCGGGCGTGAATACCAATCCGACTGCGACCTCTAAAATGTATATTAAAGTGGTGCTAAGAAATTCAAGCGTCCTTTAAGGAGAAAAATATGCTCGGACTACTTGGGAACAAGAAAATTGCTCAGCTTATTTTATCCGAGGTGCCGAAAATGGAGGTTGAGACTGAGGTCCCTAAAGGACTTGAGTCCGATTTCTCCAAGGCCCATGAGGCGCTTGCGTCGGAAATTATCTCCGCAGTAAAGGGCGAGGATAGTTTAAAACTAAGTCGATCGCTAAAGCAGTTTGTTAAACTTTGTGAAAAAGAGGAAGAGTATTCAGAAGAGGGTGACTAATGAGCACAATATCTCTTTTAAATCTCCGCACGCGGGCACGAGATCGGGCCAATCATGAAAATTCAACTTTCATCACTGACTCGATCTATAATACCTATATCAATTATTCTATTTCCGACCTTAGGGACATTATGGCATCAAAGGTCGGAGAGGATTATTTTGCGACTTCTTTTAGCACGACGATAACTGCCGGACAGGACACAGTTCCTCTGCCAGCGGATTTTTATAAACTTCTTTGGGTTGAGGTCCAGCGAGACACAAATCGTTGGACTAAGATCAGACGTTTTGAAGTCAGCGAGCAGAATTATTATGTCACTGCCTTAGCATATCCTCTCACTGGATTAACTTATCGTTTGCGAGCGAACACTCTTTGGTTATCCCCTCCAGGAGCGTCTGCGGGTTTAACTATTCGCCTTTGGTATGTCCCAGTGCAACCTCCTCTCACTCTGGACACTGACACAATGGATGGCCTTAATGGGTGGGATGAATATGTCGTGCTCCTGACGGCGAGAAAAGCTCTCGTCAAAGAGGAGCAAGACGTGAGCGACCTGGATGCAGAGTTAATGGTCTTTAAGCAGCGTCTTGAGTCTATGGCACCTAATAGAGATCAGGCCCAACCAATGAGGATATACGACAACGATCGGATATATGATTTGGAATGGAATGAATTATAGGAGGGCCGAATGTCTCTTAAGGAAATGTCAAAATTCAAATGTGAGTCCAGGGAGGTTAATGATCTCCAGGAGAATGCATTTGGATTTGGCCTGCAATTTAACAAGATCATCACCGATGGGATCCTCTTAACTGAGACTCCGAACAATGCTGGAGTGATGATACCGATCACTATTGGAACGGCCACAACGAGCATTCCCCACAACCTTAGACGACGATTTCAGGGATGGCATTTGATCGACATACAAGGGGACGCGAGAGTTTGGCGTGATGCCACTGTGACAACAAACCTTGACAAGTATATCCCACTAAAGGCAAGCGCCTCAGTAGTGGTTAGCTTATGGGTGTTTTAATATGCTCCAGAAAAGCACTCTCAATATTTCACTGGCCGGGGGATTGGATCAAAAAACTGATCCTTTTTTAGTTGAGAATGGACTCGCACTTGAATTAGAGAATGCGCGATTTCAAAAAACTGGAAAATTATCTAAGCGCTATGGGCTTGCACTTATAAGCAATACAACCAATGTGGGCAATTTATCCGACAATACTGTGAACTTTATTGCGGGCGATGATGAATACATGGCAGCGGTCACTAATAAAGGGATATTCGGTTATTCGGTGGGTGATCTTGCCTGGTATAAGCAATCTAGTTTTGGATTAAGTTCCAAGATTGAGTCTGACTTCGTTGTTAAAAATGCATTTGATCAAAAAGCTTGCGACATGGACTGGACTGCCGACGGGACTCATGTCGCTTATGTTTGCAGACAAGAACGGCCAATTTTCTCTTTTAACATTTTGATCGTATTAGAGGACGTTTCAACCGGACTTTTAAAAACTAAAAATGTGCTCGTCGCCTCATCAACAATAGGACTCCAAAGAATTATTGTCGTTAAAAACGCTGGAGAGGTCCTGGTTCACGTTTTTTATTATGATGGGACAAATGTCCTGCGAGATATTTATGATGAGAATATGGTCGCGGTGGGCGCTCTAGGGCAGGTGATAACTACTGGAGCAAATGGCGCTCAATTTGATCTTTGCAAAAGTGCAACGGACATTTATTTCGCTCGCATACTAACAACCAATATGCAGTTGAGGAAATACTCATTCGATGGCACGCAAACCGCAACGGCCTCAGTGACAAATGCCCAGGCAATCCGGTTAAATACTGGCGTTGCACTCGGCATGAGCATGGTATTTTCTGGATCGACTCTTCATATCGCCTGGGTTGCTGCCACTGCGGAGATTGGAATAAGAGGCTTTAACTCTTCTCTAGTGCAAACTGTCCCAGAGTTTGAGTTTAGCACTGGAGCACTTGCGAAAGTATCTATTCACGCGACCAGCACTGGACTCTCTTATGCACACGACGACGAGACTCCCAGCACAGAGTCGTTTAAATATGGCACCATTGCGGTTGGCGCGGTTTATTCTTTTTCTCAAGAACGACAAGCGAATAGGGTTGTTTTGGCATCACAGACATTTGTGGTTGATGGGAAAGACCTTGCCATCATGCGATGCCATGAGGCGCTCCAGTTAAACGCCTCATTTTTTGTTATGAATTTAACCGATGGCTATATGGCCCAAACATTCTCAACCGGACAGGCCGTGCGAAATTTTGTCACTGGCACAGTCCCAGTGAGTATGCTGAGTAAATCAATAGTTCAAAATTCAGTGATGAGGACTGCACTATCTCGCGGAGTGGGTGGTGCCGTTTTGGATGATGCCGAAAATCTTAATCACCCAGGACTCACAAAAACAATTCATGATTTCACTAGCGTGCCAGGGGATGGGACAAGATGCAAAATAGGTGATCGAATTTATATCACTAAGGGCGCGACCATTGAACTCGACAAAAGCAATCCGCATGATAATGGATTTGTGTTGTCTCCCAGGATCACTCTCCTGTCTGCGGTCGCTGGCGTTGCAAATGCTAATGTCTCCAGTAAAACTTTCAGTTATATATCAACCTATGAATATCGAGACTCCTCTGGGAACTTAACTCAGTCGGCACCCTCTATCCCGATAAATATCACCACTCCCGCAAATACGGAGTTTATAACCATTGAGGCCACAACCACGGTTTACTCACTTAAAAGCAGAGTCCTCCCTGACGACTTTTCAAATATTGTTTCAGTTTCATTTTATAGGACGACCAGCGGAGGATCCACATACTATAAGATCTTTAATAAATTAACCTCATTCAATGATGGGAGATCCACTGGGTTTAATGATGTGGCATCGGACGCGAGCATTTCAAACAATGCAATTCTTTATACGGCAGGAAATGTTTTGCAAAATGAACCTCCTCCCGCTGCGAGATTTTCTTTTTCTGGAGGGAATAGACTTTTCCTTGGGGGACTAGAGGAAAAAGATGAAATTGCATATTCTAAAAAGCAACTCTTTGGAGAGTCAGTCGCATTTAATGATTTTTTCAGATTAAGAGTCTCCTCTGGGACTTCTGCCGACAAATCTCCTATATCCGCTGGCGGGTATATGGATGGGAAAGTGATCATCTTTAGAGAGCGATCAATTTATTATGTCTCAGGTGATGGCCCGAATGAGACAGGTGATAACAATGGATATTCTGAACCGGAATCAATCTCAACCGATGTGGGATGCACTGAGCAGAGGAGTGTTTTACTCACTCCGAATGGTTTGATGTTTAAGTCAGCTAAAGGGATTTATCTTTTAGGTCGCGGCCTGGACGTTCAATATATAGGTGCTCGCATTGAGAATTTCAACACTGAGGGTATTGTCTCCTCTGTCCTGTCAGACAGTTTGAATGAAGCGAGATTTTATACCGACCAGGGAAATTGCCTGACCTATAATTATGCTTTTGATAAATGGTCAGTCTCAACAAATCAATCCAGCGTTGATGCCGATAACTGGCAAAGTCGCACAGTCAGCATTTTGAATAATAGAATTTTTCAAGAAATTGAAAATCTCTACAGCGACAATGCGATAACTTATCGAGCGAGAGTTAAAACCTCCTGGATTAAACTCGCGGGCATCCAAGATTTCTCCAGAATTTGGAGAGTGTTTGTTTTGGGCAATTTTAAATCAACGCACACTCTTAACGTTGTTGTGAGGTATGACTACAATGATGCATACACGGAAACATTCACAGTAAATCCATTAATAACCGACACTCAATACCAGTATTCTTGCCATCTAAGAAAACAAAAATGCGAGGCCGTTCAGTTTGAAATCTTTGACTCTGGAATTGGCGGCATAGGTGAGTCTATGGAGTTGACTGCGTTAACTCTTGAATGTGGAATGAGAAAAGGTGCAATGAAACTTCCGGCAGTGAGGAAATACTAATGAAAAGTTTGCACGGCCAATATATTTGGGAACGCGAGGGCAAGGATCTTGTTGAGCATCCTCATGGGTTTGCAACGTTCATTATTAAAAATGATGAGTGCTATATCGAGGACATTTTTGTCCAAAAAGAATATCGCATGAGCGGCATTGCCACTGAATTGGCGAATACGATTTTTAATATTGCCAGGGATAACCAGTGCTCTCATGTAACTGGGACTTGTGTGCCCTCAATGGCCGGAGCAACGGAGTCGCTTAAATCGATGTTTGCT